ATGTATTGTACATCACAATGGAAATGGCTGAAGAAAGAATTGCTGAACGTATCGATGCCAATTTGCTAAATATTGATTTGAATGAATTGCAAACAATGACTAAGGAAGATTATGAACGTAAGTTTAAAGTCTTACAGAACAAGGCACATGGCAAATTGATTATCAAAGAATATCCAACTGCTAGTGCTTCTTCTCTACACTTCAGAGCCTTATTGAGTGAGTTACACTTGAAGAAGAACTTTGTACCAGATATTATCTTCATTGATTATCTAAACATCTGTGCATCTGCTCGTATCAAGGCTGGTGGTTCTGTAAACTCTTACACATACATTAAGTCTATTGCTGAAGAACTCCGTGGTTTGGCTGTTGAACACAATGTGCCAATTGTTTCTGCGACACAAACAACTCGTAGTGGTTTCAGTAACTCTGATGTTGGTCTAGAAGATACTTCTGAATCGTTTGGTTTGCCTGCAACTGCCGACTTTATGTTTGCTTTGATTACAACTGAAGAACTACAACAATTAAACCAAATCATGGTGAAACAACTGAAGAATCGGTACTCTGATCCCAATAATAACAAACGATTTGTTGTTGGTGTTGACCGTGCCAAGATGCGATTGTATGATGCAGAAGATTCAGCACAAGCCGATATCACCGATTCTGGTCAAGTGAAGAATGATGCACCACTTAATACATTTGGTAATCGTGAAAAGAAATTCAATAAGAACTTTGGTGGTCTTAAAGTATGACGCTAACTAAAGAACAAGCGGTACATTGTGCTGATGTATTCTCAAACTACTTTGATAAGTTTGGTCGTATTGATGAATACATGCGTGAACAAAAACTAAACTCAATGGCAGAGAGACCATTTACTTTGCCTGGCATGGGACCAGAAGAAGATTTGTTCTCTGATTTTACCATGTCGCCTGCTGATATGGAATTTGAAATTATGGAGTTGCCACAAGATAGATGGGACATATATCTCAATATGATTTCTAGTCATTCAAACATGACCAGTATTCCTGGCCGTTGTTTGCGTTTGGCTGTATTCGAAAAGAAGTCACAGAAGTGGGTTGGTTTTATTCGTCTTGGTTCTCCTGTTATCAATTGTAAACCTCGTAATGAAATGCTAGGTCAAGTATTCACACAACAAGAAGGCGGTGCTCAATTGTTTAATCAATGTGCTGCCATGGGTTTTGTGATTGTACCTGCACAACCATTCGGTTTCAATTATCTTGGTGGTAAATTACTTGCAGCCATTTGTACTACACATGAAGTACGAAGAATGTTGGATGAAAAGTATAAGATGACCACCTGCTTGTTTGAGACAACCAGTTTATATGGTTCTTCAAAGGCAGTATCACAGTATGATGGTATGAAACCTCTGATTCGTTTTAAAGGTTTAACTGATAGTGATTTCTTACCAATGTTGCATGGTAAAACCTATAGTGACCTCAAAGAATACATTGAGAATATTACAGGTAAAGACTTAGCACCACCTGATGCATCTAGCCGTAAATTGAAAATCTCCAATGCTATAGTGTCTATGATTAAGATTGGCCTCAAAGGAACACCAGAGGCTGCTAAGTTTGCACAGACCATTGACAATGCCAAGAATTTAAACGAGCAGAAACGATACTTTATTTCAGATTATGGATTTAAAAACATGGTTGATTTTGTAAATGGAAAGGCTGATAAGTTAATTCCAGGCGAGAACTATGAGAAACATAATCTGGCCAACATCACAGAGTGGTGGCGTAAGAAGGCTATCAATCGATTTGATACGTTAAAGGCTGATAATCGTATCAGAACCGAACAAGAAGTTTGGACTGGTGATAAAGTGCTTGACATTATTAGATAAACCAGGTAGGATAAATACTCCTAATAAAACAAACTTGGAGTTTTAAATGGCAACATACTTGTCTGGCGGCCAACAAACAACTGTAAATTCAACAATTACTGAATTGTTTCCTGCCTTATGTTTCAATAACAATTACAATCCCAAATCACCAGAAGATTTGGAAAATTTTATAAATCGACTGGATTTATCTTCACCAAAATCTAAGAAAACTTTTGTTACAGATAGTAATCTAAAAGCTGGTAAAGAATTTGTCGTATTGAAAGATAGAATTAGGCCTGATATGCGAGAAGAAAAAATACAAAATGCCTATGCTATTACTAAGTTCATTTTTGAAACACATAAAAATAAAGCAATCGACAAGGTAGTTTGGGGTTATCGTGAGAAACCAAGAGGTGTACCTAATAATCACGCAGGCGATGTTTTTATTTTCTTCAAACAGAAAACTTATCCAGCTATTGCAGGTATTTCATTGAAAGCTGGTAGTGAAAAGTCTGCTGAACCAAAGTTAAACAGTTATGTTAAAACTACATTAACAAAATCAATGTGGTTGAAATCTGCACCGAGAGCTGTTCCACAATTAAAAAAAGAATTGTGGGACAAAGTGTATTCTAAAATACCAGGTCTACCAAAATCTATAACTGCTGATAACTATTTTCAATCTCTTGGTAAAAATGAAGCAACAAAACCAAACCCAATGCTTGTTGAAAAGATGATTGATTTGTTTGAAGCCGATCCTGCTCGTTTTGATGAACTATATGGTATAATGAATATTGTATGCCGTGAGAAACTATGTGAAGTGATTAATAAAGATATCAATGCTGCAAAACAATGGATAGCTGAAGAATTTAGATTGGAAACTAAAGGTGAAGAAATACCTTTAGTTTTGGTGAAAGCTATTAGAACTAAATTTCAATTGGCTGGAGACCCATTGGCTGATATGTTACCAACAATCAAAAAAATAAAAGCATATTTGAATAAAAATTCTGTGCAAGAATGGTTCATAGATGTTTCTGATGGTAAAAAAACTTTAACCCTATTAATGACAATACGAAGCGATTCTGAATTCAGAAGGGCTAAACCGAAAGGCAAATTAGGTTCATTTGTTGGACTTAAATTGTTATATCGTGGAATCAAAAAATGAACTTTACACAATTTTTAACCGAAGCAAAAGAAGGTAAGAACCTTCACCTAGAACACATCGAAGACGAAGTTTTAAATCGTGGTGTTGTTGGTGCTCGTGAAGCAATTAATTTCCTACAATCTCTCCGTGATATGTTGGCTGGTCATGCACAATCAAGAGTGAATGTCACAACAAAATGGGATGGTGCGCCTGCTGTATTTTGTGGTATCAACCCTGAGAATGGTAAGTTCTTTGTTGGTACTAAAGGTGTATTCAATGCCAATCCAAAGTTAAACTATACTGATGAAGACATTGATGCGAATCATACTTCAGAAGGCTTAAACTCCAAACTCAAAGTTGCATTACGTTATCTGCCTAAGTTAGGCATTAAAGGTGTACTGCAAGGCGACATGATGTTTGCTAAAGGTGATATTGACAAAAAAGTTATTGATGGTCAATCATACATCACCTTTCAACCAAATACAATTGTCTATGCCGTTCCTTCTGATGCTAAGTTGGCTCGTATGATGCTTGACGCTCAGATGGGTATTGTGTTTCATACATCATATACAGGTAAGACAATGGCTGATATGAAGGCCTCATTCAACATTGATATTGGTCACTTGACTACAACTAAAGATGTTTGGTTCCGTGATGCATCATTCACAGACGCTTCAGGTACTGCCACGTTTACCGCAGAAGAAACTGCTACAATTACTAGTACACTCTCACAAGCAGGCAGAACATTCCAGTCAATCAACCCACTAAATCTAAATCGTATTTCTAATAGTGAAATCATTATGACTTACATTAAGACTTTTAACAATACAAAAGTCCGTGCAGGGCAGGCGATTAGAGACACAAGAGCTCACACATTTGAACTGACACGATGGGTTGAAGCAAAGCTAAATAAAGATATTATTGATGCAAAGAAAGAAGAAACTAAAAAGAAACGTATCAAAGAGAAGACTGAGATTATGCGCTTCTTTAATAATGCAGCCAGAGATTTGAAGGCTATATTTGATTTGATGAATTTCTTGGTTAATGCTAAGAACATGATTGTAAAGAAATTACAACAGATGAAGCAAGTTACTAATACATTCCTACGTACAGATGATGGTTTCAAAATTACTAATCCAGAAGGTTTCGTGGCAGTTGATAGACTAAAAGGCAACGCAGTTAAACTGATTGACCGATTAGAATTTGCACACGCTAACTTTAATGCAACTAAAAATTGGAGCAATTAATGGCTGAACATAAGTTTAATATCAATGAAATTATGGCCGAGTATGGCGACAATGATTTTGGTTTTACCGCAATTGATGAAGAAGAATACAATGCCGTTATTGCTGAGAAGGAAGAAACAGTTGACGAATACAAAGCTAGACTGAAGGAAGTTGAAAAGATTATTCTTCCATTCCTTACCAAGTTGTTGAAGACTGCCGACCAACCAATTATCAAATGGCCAAATCGGGCACCTCAACTAGAGGCACAGATTCAAAAGATATTGAACCTGACTAGCGGTTAATATGCGGTTTAAAGAATACGAAGAATTGTTAGAGGCCTCATATCCCGGCAACATCGGCATCATGGAACTAATCAAGTTCAAACAAAAGGCAAACGATAAACAGCACAAAGAGTTTAATGACCATGTTAAAAACAAACGACACGAGCAGGCTTGGAAAGTCGTCCAAGATGTTACTGGTGTGAAACTACATAAGAGTGTACGTGAAGAAACAAAGCCTGACATTCTGCCGAAATCTGGTGCAGGTGCATGGGGAACAAATGAACTGGCAAACACCTATAAGAAAGGCACGCCAGGCCAAAACATTGCCAAATTTAAAGACTACAAACGAACTAAGTAAATTAACTGGAGTATATTATGAAAGACTTGATTATAGGTGCAAGTACCAATTACGATTGGGACAAATTAAAATATTGGATTAATTCCATTAACAAATCAGGATTTGAAGGTGATAAAGTCCTCATTCTGATGAACTGTGATGCAGCCACAGTTAAGAAAGTA